AACACGATGATGTGATCGGCGCAACAACTTGCAAAACGCAGAATGGCATCACACATGAGCGGGGGCCACCCCCCTGCTTCTGCCAGACGAGCTCGGACGAACCCGTCACACTTCCATAAGGCATGTGTGACAGAAAAGTCCCAACCCTTGGCATCAGCCTTGGACTTCACTCCCATGCGACGCATAGCGTCACAAACCTGTTGATGTCCCTCATCGTGGTGCCCCATCCCAGGGCAAGCCCCAAAGGTAGGACAAGCCTCCGAGTGGGTCCACCCGTCTTGGAAAAGCATGATGTTCAGTTTGTTTTGAAAATCATGAAAGAAACGGGTGACTACTTCAGCGTGCGCACTCGCGTTCCAAATCAAACGCCAGCGCTCCTCTTTAACTTTCTTTAGGGGATGCATCTCGTCTTTGACGAAGCACACCTCAGGTTCAATCAAACACATTTCGAACTTGTCGATCGCGGACGAGTTCTCAACAAACTCATTCGTGCACAACGTTGTCAGAGCCACCGTGTACAAAACACGCAGCGTGCTCTCGAAACAGTTCAGATCGTTCCAATAACCCAGCTTCAACGGCTGTCTATTATACACTTTGCTGAATGCGGTCGTCTTTGAATTATCGACCTGCTTGACCAAACCTGCCATGTAATCGGCTACAGACGGATCTTCGTCGTATGGCTGGCTAGGCTGTCCAGCGATAAACGCTTCCAAGTGTTCGGGGGTGTACCCACGGGTCCTAGGCAGCTTCGCTCCCAGCTGTTGCCTCAACGACGCCTTCATCGCCTTCACGCTTCTTTTGGCGGAATGGTACTGCATGGTACCGTCCTCATTAATCAAGCCAAACTCTTTGCACTTTGACATCTGCTCTGCCAGAACTTCTGGAGTGACAGGAACGTCCTCTTTGTCGCCCTGCAGCTCGTGGCAAGTGCCCACATATGTACAGTGTTCGACCTTCGGCTCCACCTTGCCCTGTTCTTTTGGCATTTTCCCACAATTACGTGGAAACAGCTTCCTCATCAATTCGCTACTAACCTTGTGGCTGATGGCGTGCTTGCTGCGGATCTCGCCCAGGCGGCTAAAGAACTCGGAGACCTTTAACGTCTTCAACTTCCCTGGCTGCATGAGCTCCTCACGCACAAAATTGTCCAGCTCGTCCAACGCCTTCTGCGACTCTTCGAGGTTGCCAGCGTAAGAAATCACGTTTCCTTCGGCGTCGAGGTTCGACTCCGGAATATCATCGTGGTAAGCTGGTAGTTTCGTAGGTCCAACATTTTCTGGTCGGGTTGCCTTCGGCTTCACATTGATGCTAGGCCTGGGTGGTGGCAAAAAGACGCCAACCATCTCAGACACAGCCTCAGCGCTGCCTTCACAAAACATCATGAGAGTTTCGAACCACGTCTTGACTCCAGGCGCAGCGTTTACACACTGCGGTGTCACCACTGGTGCTACCTTCTCAACTGTTGTTCCTTGAGGGGCGCGCTTGGCTTCCTTCGCAGACACTTTGGCCTCTTCCCTTTTCAACTTCTCCCTGATGAGGGTGCTCTTAGCCTCTTTCTCTGATTTCTTGGCTTCAGAGTCGGAGGGTCCGAACACCTTTGGGAGGGGGAGCGTGGCCCTGACATCATGGCCGGTAGGCGGGTCCTTAACAGCACCGGGTTTACCCTTGCCCAAAACAGGACTGACCGCCACACTGACCACAGGCGGGGCCGGTGGCTCCCTCACAGGGGGAGGACACTTAGCTACACTGGGTGGCTTCAAAGCCGGCTCAACTTGAATGGGGTCGGCTGCAAGCTCCTCGTCCTCGCCAAAGTCGTAAGACTTCGACGTTTCCAGCACGAGAGGCACAGCCCGAAAGAAATTTTCGATGTGTCTTGGTTTTGGAACGCTTTCATTCCAGCCTCCAACTAGGAGGACTTTGTCGTAGAAATAACAACCTTCGATGATCTCTTCAATCTGATTTACAAAACTGTTTGACCTATCGGAAAAACTGGCTCCGCTGACCGAAGCTATATAAACAGGCCTTCTCAACCAAGCCTCGACGGCCTCGGCCACCTCCTTTCTGGACGACCTAATCCCACTACAAGTGGTGGAATCTCCAACGACGAGCACTGACTCGCCTGGGTTGCTGATTTCTGCAATTGTCTCAGTAAGTAGGTGCACGATGCCCTCTTCACTAGGATGCGCACTCGGAATCTCGTACACAACCTCGGTTGAGTAGGACTTCAACAACGTGTCAATAAACACGTTCTTGGGCTCTTTCCAGAGGCTCTGGTGGACTCGCACATGGTACATCTTGTTGCACAACTTCTCCTTTAGGATCTCCAACTCCGTCTTCTTCTCAAGCGCTGGTAGACCTGGCGGGTCAACCGGAGCCGCAGATTCTGCGACTGGTGACCTGGGGTCCACGTAGTCTT